TAAAGCCCTGTGGGTCATTCTTGTATTTGATAAGTCGCTCAACCATCTTCTGAGGTTCAGGAAATTGCAAGGTTTCATACAGTGTCAGTGGGTCAATCAGTCCAGCTTCGGATAGTTGTAGGGTCTGACTTCTAAGTGAGGCTCTGTCCATCGGTAGAGTTGAGCCAGCTTTGACCTTAATATCTACACCATCTTCAATTTTGTCATTTTTAAGCATAACGAAGTCAAACTTACCGGCTTCACCGGACATACGGAATAAATGTTCCTCGGTGTAGTGGACTTTCATCATTTGGACTACATATTTGTACAATTTGGTAGCCATTAGCTCAACCGAGCGAATTAAGTCATCATGTCGAGTCATGTCTTGCTGATGTTGCAACACGTCCTGCCCTAGTGTCTTAGATTTGGTATCTTCACCCCGAAGTGGTGCGTGAGTAGCGAAAACATTGTCAATTTCTTGGCGAGCATCGTATTTGTCCTCTAATACATAAGCCGGTAGCTGGGCTGGGGCAATTCGGACAACCGCTTGCCTAACATCACCATCAACCATGATTTTTTCTTGTGGATCACCCGTCAACTGGGCAGCGTCGGCTTTATCAATCATCTGTGCATTGAGTACTAGACCACCAGAGCTATCATCGGCGTTCTGAGCCAGCTGTCGCCCTCGGCGTTCCAACATTCTCTGCAATGAACTGGCTTGTTCAACTAAAGTGGTGTCATCAATCCAGCGTTTACCTAAGTTTAGGTGGTTAATAGCAAAAAATGGTTTGTCTGGATATGACAGTATGTTGCTATCGGTGTCAGACAGTTGTTCATCATCGTATACCCAGTGAGGGTGACGCACTTTGGCTATCACTTTGTCGCCCATAAACCAAGCTACCGACTCTTGCATCTTATTGCTCTCGCCTAGCCAACTGAACCAAGTTTCATAAGCCGTAACACGCTTGGCTCGTTGTGATTTTACGCCTCGGTTGATACTTAGTGCCCGATAAATCTTATCCTTAGCTTGTGGAAATTCCGACACCCACTCATCAACTGTTTTAGACTGACGATGAGCGATAAACCTGGGGTTTTCACCCTTTCGGGCATTTTTGTCGATGATTATATCCTCAACATCAACTAACACCGGCTGAATATCGCCATGCTTGCCTAGATTGGGGTTAAATATCAGCTTGATAATACCAATTCGCTTCAAAAGGTCTGTTCTAATAGCTGACCGGAACTTATCGAGTAGCTGATGTTCCTCTGCCCAGGCGTTGATACCACCCTGCAAATCTTTAGCCATCATGTAGCTAGTGGTACTGTCTGAAGCCGGAAAGACCTCTGGCTGGGGCAGACGACCAGCCGCTATACTTATAATGGTTTCAGTCGATAAGAATATTCTAGGATCAATGTAGGCGTTATCACTCTCATGCTCATATAGGTCTAACGAATCAAGGTGTTTAGGCAACCACAGGTTGACGTTTTCTTTTCTGATGTTGGATAGATTCTGACCATCTTCGCTATTCCACCAGTTCTCTGACTCATCAATAGCCTTTTTTAAGGCTTCAACTAACTCATCGGGTGGTAGACCATCATCAAAAAATACACTATCTTCCTCATCAGCTTTGCTATCAAGTCCGGTGTCACGTGTACTAGCCATTCATTGTGTCCTTATATTAAAAATAGCCCATCAACTTTCGAGCTGACGAGCTTCTGACCCTCATTATACCGTTATAACGTCTGAAATTACAAGTATATCTGTTAAATTTCGAGATATCTTTCGTGTAAGACCACTCGATAACGCTGTTTGCAACGCTTACAGATTATCAATAACCCAACTTTCAGGTTGTCGTTGTTACCGGCATTATCGACTATTTGTTTAATTGGATTAAGCGTTTCAATCACGGGATGTCCACAGTAGATACAACGTACCACCTCAAAGCTTCGTCCAACTTTCGAGTCTAGGTACAGACTAATAATCAATTTGCTACCTAGCCTAGTAACCACGTTTCCGCTTTGCACGTTTCCCTTTGCTTTCTGTTTTCTTAGCGATCTCGCTTATATCGTAACTGTCAGTGTAAGGCTTTGCCGATGGATTTACTAGCACTCCCCTTTTTCGGCTAGTCACAACACCACTGTTAGCTGATGACCCAAGCTTGCTAATGCCAACACGCCAGTAGGCGATACAGTGTAGCCAGTGATCCGGCTTGTTCGGTTTAGTCAGCCAGACACCTTTTTCAATGCCCTTGTCGTTGCTCTCGATGGCTCGGTACATATTTTCTGAGTGATATATCAGCCCCTCAAGCTCACGCTCGTTTATGAAGATAGACATTTCATGGTTGTTAATCTCACCGGCTACCAAGTCCAGCAACTTAGTCCTGTCGCTAAATATAACGCCCTGACGTTCACCATCGCCCCAGCGACTGATGCCTAAGTTCTTAGTGTCTTGCTGGTAGTAATGAATAAAAACCTTGCCTCGGTACTTCTCGGCTAGTTTCTTGGGTATGTCAGGATATGGGTTAGCGTCAATCACGGTGATGCAGTTGTAGCGGATTATCATGGACTCAATATCTTCCCAGCTCTCAGTCTTACCGTAAGATATAATCCCGTTGATGTTGCCCAGCACCCAATGTTTTTCCACACCGTTGTCCACACCTAGCACTAAGTTCTCTAGCTTGGGCTTGTCTGGTGTAGTGATAGCGATAAAACTGCTTCGATTGATAACAAACTCGGCAGCCAAATAAGGTAAGCCCAGCACAAAGTTGTAGAAAAACTGGCTATCGCTCTCTCGGTACTGAATCATAATCTTCTTGGCTGACACCCAGGGCATGAATAGCTGTGATATGTGATAGCCTCGACGTTCTCTGCCTGGAAACTTAGCGATCCAACGTCCATCACGCCGGTCATCGTCTGACAGTTCTTTATGACAGTTTCCACAGGCATAAATCTCTAGTTCATGGTCAACATAGTGGTTTTTGCCTTTATTATCCCTATTGAACTCTATGAACCACTCATGCTTGCAATGAGAGCAAGTTACAAACCAGTGCATCTGATCCGAGTCTAGGAACAGTTCATGCACTCCAAAGCCAGGGATTGACGGGTTACTGAACTTCCAATAGTAACCGTGTTTAGATGCCTGAAGCCTGGACTGGTAGGTAATCAGCACGTTCTGGTCTGACCTATCGTACTCATCAGCTATAACCAAGTCAGCCGATATGCTAATAGCCTCAACGTCACTAAATGCCCCACGATAATAAATAAACCTATCGCCTATTTGTTTTAGGTTGATGCTATCAACGGTCACGCTATCCCTAATCACTTTGTTTTTAAATATCAATGGATTGACTTTAGGTGTCACAAAGTCTTTGACCACGTTCCTAGTCGGTAGCACGTAGATAATGTTAAAACGACGGTGTTTGGCATACCACTTGCTCTTTAGGATAGCCAGCACTGACCAACCGACCTGAGCTGACTTCATAATCACCTGATCCGGCGTATTGTCCATATAAGGTTCAATTAAAAATCTGTGGTCGACAAACTCTAAGGGCTGGTCATTTTCGTTGACCATGTTGTTTATCGTCACCCAGGCTAATATGTCGCTATCTTCTAATTGTGCTCTATCAAGCTGTATCTCGCTGGTCTTTTGACTTTTTTGACTTAGTGCTTTCAAGCATGAACTCCTTAAAGTTCGCTAATATCTCAGGGCTAACCGGCAACGTGTTGATTGGCTCATCGTCGGTTGTGATATCCATTGATTGTTTAGCTTTACCATAAGTCCTATCTAGCAAAGAGTCCAGAGCCTTACCGTCTGGTGATTTGGTGGCTAAGTAATAGTACTCATTATCTGAATCGGTTAAATTACCGTCTAAGTAATCAATAACCACTTGAGGGTCATCAATCATGGTGGTAATCGTTTTGTTGCCACGCTTGGTTTTGACGTAGAGATTCATTTCACCCTCCGCTAAAGCCAGTTGTGAGTTTAATAATTTGTCGGTCAACCGAGCAACTCTGAGTTTGTAAGCTCGTTCGGCTCTAGTTCTAATAAGAGTTTCTTCGCTTAATTTGCCTGGTTTTCTACCCGACCCAGGTCTAC